CTCTATCAACCCTTTCTGGCTTGGTTTCCCCTAACATATCTAAAAGACTTTGCTGAAAATCGGTCATTCCTGTTGTTGGAGCGGGAGTAGGGGTAGGAGTCGGTGTAGGAGTCGGAGGAGTCGGAGTAGGCGGTGTGGGAGCACCCAACGCAGTAATTCCAGCTCTAATGCCTGGTATCTGTCCTCTGATTGCTGCTATTCTTTTCTCAATATCTTCTAATGTCGTTGTATCTCCTAAAGTATCAGCGGCAATAGTTCCCTTTGACAATGTTTCAGCCGCACTTCCTTTTGGGACCATTAAAGGAGCTTCAGCAGTTCCTATATTCACCATACCTGGCTGGGATATCATCTTGGCGTGTGCCGCCGCTGTTCCTGTCGGGACATACTCTCCTAACCCTGGCACACTGGCTAACATCCCTGACTCTGGTATCTCTCCTGCCAGTAATTGTTGTCTTGTAAATCCCACCCCTAAACCAGAAACAGGTATTCCTGCTCTTTCTCTGGCAATTCTCTGGGCTTCCGCTAAATCTATTTCTCTTGAACCGTAGGGAACATTAGGTGAAGCCCCAGCTAATATTTGTTCATAGCCCTTTTTACCCTCGTCTTGAACAAAATATCTTATAGGCATTTGTTTGTTTGCCATATTAAACACCTTCTATTTGTTTTATTTTACTTATTAGAAAAGTTTTGACCTTTTGTATGCTTGTTTTTTGAGTAGCGTTTAAATCCTTTATATCAATCCTCTTTTGGTTCCACTCCTTCTCCGCATCGTCTAAAAGAGCGTAGACAATAGAAATCGTCCACTCGTCATTTACCTTTGATATTGAAAACTCCCTTATTTTTATATCTTGTATGTTTATTGTTTTTGGCATAATTTTAATTTGTGTTAACTATCGGATTATCACAATCTAAAACATAAATTCTAAAGTTTTTACAGACAGCATTGTCTCCACCTGATTGAATTTTAATGTATAATTGGCACAAATCTCCTGCTGCCCAACCTGAAATGTCTTCAGAAAATTCAGTTGGAGTCCCTGCTGATTCTGTTCTTTCTGTGCCTACTGCAGCTCCATTTTTATAAATCCGCCCATAAGCTGTTTGAGAGGATGTTTGAGTCCCGAGAGTGAATTTAATCCTATAAGTTCCAGGACGACTTAAATAAATTTCTTTCTTTTTTGTATAAACATCACCTCCATGAGTTTGTTGAGCATCAGCAGAAATAAGCAAGATATCTCCTGCTGAATGTTGTACTTGCCCTTTTACCAATAAAGTAGAACCGTCCCAAGTCAATTTATTCCCTGCTGAATTTCCTATAAAAAACTTATATCCTGAAGAATATCCCAGCCAGAAACCAGTTCCTGAGTCATAACCTATTGTGCTACTCCTAATATATCCTGAAGTATCTAAACTAATATTCCCAGCAGTAATTGTTCCAAAGTTCCCTCCTGTTGCCGCTAATGTTCCAGAAAAGACAGCATCACCTGTTATAGCGTCTATTGAAAAGGTTTTAACGCCAGCAGTAGCTCCGACTAACCCAGCAGCGTTTATTAAAATCCCGCTTCCGCCTGTTACTTCTCCGCTTGTATTCCAAGTAATATCTCCTGTTTTTAAGTTGCCAGTAAAATCTGAATCTTCAAAAGTAAAGTCTTTTAATATCTTTTTAGCGGAAGTATTTAAAGTGTCGCTTATAAAAGTTACATTAGAACCGCCTGATATTGTTACATTTGTAAAAGTAGCTACTCCTGTTTTTAATACTTTGGCGACTGCCGAACCTATCGCTGCCGCTCCCCACCAAGCATTGCCGTCTGTATCCACGTGAAAGGAATTAGCGGTCGTAGTGTCTGGGATGTCCAAAGAATTAGCAACCAATGCTCCTCTAAATGTTCCTGAGTTAGCTTCTAAATTACCGTCAGAGTCAAACTGCCAGCCCGTGCTTCCAGTAACAAAGTTAGGGCTTTGATATGCTCCTGTATGTTGGATTACTGTTTTGTTCTGTAAGTAAGTATTAGAAAAGTCGTTTTTGTATGTTAATGCCCGCAGTTCGTTTATCTGGTTCTGGAGGTCAATAATAGTTTGCTGTGTTTCTTCCGTAAATTCCATTTTAGTAGTTTGTAGGAGCCAATGGTTCCCACTTCATTTTATAAGATGTTAACTCCGCTTCACCAGTTAATAAAAACCTAAAGCTTATTTCTTTGAAAATTGGGAGAACTAATCCGCTTGCTTCTAAATTAACTGCCTGATGGCTTAAAGCGTCAGCGGTATCATCTGTAAATATCTCTGTCCAAGTGGTTTCCTCGTCCTTTTTATACTTCATTACAACCTGTCCTGTCGCTCCAAGAGCGGTATAAGAGACGCCAACTCCCTCTAACTTCTTTTCAAGCGTAGCATCTCCTCCATTGTAAATAACGGTTTCAATTACTCCCGCCTGTCCTGTATAAATAGCAGAACCTATAAACTCTGTTGTCGCATAACCGCTTGAATTAATAAATGCCATAACGGGCTTATCCGCCCCTACTATGTTCTCTAATATAGTAAAATCATTGTTTGCGGTTTGTCCGTCCAATCCCCTGTCTGAAGTAAAGTCCAGCGTCTTATATATTGAAAAGGTAAGGGGATTTACAGGTTCTTCCCTGCCAAAACGGGCTATTGAATACTCGTATAATCCAGCATAATCCCCGTCTGGTTTAGTTCCAGTAATTATAAAATAGATGTAGCCTGAGAACGCTTTTAGTTTAGACGCCGGCAAGACATAAGCGGTTCCCGATTGGTCTGGTCTTGCGTTATAAGTAAATAGGTTTCTAAATTGTCCCCCGCCATATGCTTTTAGTTTTAGGGTCTTTCTGTTAGCTGAGCCGATTGCTACTACTATCTGTCCTTCTAAAATAGCCCCGCCTGATACAGTCCCGTAGCCAATGTCTAAAATATCCACCCAAGTTGTAGTATTAACCCCGTCCCATAAATAGGCTTTGGAATTGGTAACCGTTGAAGTGCAAATAACCATTAAAAGGTTTCCATAAGGGACTAAATCAACTATTGTCTGTTCGGTGCTGACTGTTTTCATATCTGTCAAAGTATCCGCTACTGGGTCTATCTTGTAAATCTTCTGTCCGTTCCAGCCATAGATATTGCCCTGCCAGATTGTTCCCCCTTTCATTCCGTCTGTAAGAGCTTTCCAGTCATCAGTCATTGTATTAGTGGCTATAACATACTTGGCGATATAATCATTTCCGCCGTCAAGAAATATAATCCCGTTAATAGAAGCTAATAAAGCGTCGCCAGCGGGAAAGGTTGTGCCGGCAATAGTTCCGTTAGTCGCTACCGCCCAGTTAGTAGACAATGAGCTTGTTTTCTTCCAAAGGGTTGTATCGTGGTCTGTGTTATCGTTCTGCCCTAATCCATAAATATCAGTTCCTACTTGAATTACCTTTGTAATATAGTTGGCTGTATCATAATTACAAGCGTTTTCCGCCTGATTATTAGCTACCTGTTTAAGGGACTTATTCTTGCCTACTTCAAGGTTCTCTGAATAATAAAATCCGCCAGCAAGCGTGCTTCTGGGGTCATTTACCATTCCTGACCAGAGGTTTGAAATTTTAATTTCTTTAATTTTTGCCATTATGTTTTAGATATATTTGTTATAGTTGCTGTGTGTTTGGTTGCGTTAGTTACAGACGCATCGTGTTTTGTTGCATTAGTTACACTCGCCGAATGCTTAGCTATGTTAGTTATGTCCGCCGAATGCTTGGATAAATTAGTTACATCGGCTGAATGTTTTGTTGCGTTATACACAGCCCAATGTGTTGCAGTCATACTCGGAACTTCTAAAAGAAGCGATAAGGCGGAATATACTGCCGAAAATTCGGAAGGATATGTCGCTGTAATTAAGGGAATTGTTGCTACTATTGAAAGTGCTGTATATTCTGCTGAAAGTTCAGAAGCATAAGTCGCTGTGGTTGCTGGTATTGTTAGAACCACGCTTAATGAATCAAACGCTGAATCTTCTGCCTGTCCAGAAGTTGCCGTTATTGCTGGTATTGTTAAGACAGCGCTTACTGAAGTAAAAGTCGCACTCTCCGCCTGAACATAACTTGCTGTTGTACTGGGAACTGTCAATACTACGCTTGCTGGAGTAAAAGTAGCCGATAATTCTGATACGTGAGTTGCTGAAACAGCTGGAACTGAAACTAAAAGACTGATAGCTGTTATCGTTGCGGTTAAGGCAAAGGTAGCAGTTATGCTTGGAACAGTTAAAACTACAGATAATGGTGTATAAGAAGCTGTTTCTTCTGCTCCTGATGGTGTATAGGTGCAGTAGATGGACATCTTATACTCATTAGAACTCGGACTTACCAATGGATTCGGAAATGCTGTGCCATCATAAGCATCTGTTTTATACCTTGTAGCTCCCCCTGAAGTAGCAGCACGGTGTAACCACACATCACTCTCATCGTTATTCGCCCAGCCAACAATTAAATACTCTGTATCTGCAACTAAAGAAGGTTTTGGTTCGGAAAAAACAAATGTCTCCCAACCTTGACTATCATCTCGTGTTACTTCTCTTTCTGCTGTTTCCCCTATCAAACTTAAATCACTAAGTTTATAAATAGCACATTTTATACGATTAGTGCCGCTGGGGTCAGTAAAATGAACATTTATGGTTATACTATCGGCTTCTCCACTCTCAGTTGGAGTTCCAACGCTTCCTCTAATTTTATCGTGCAGTTGGTCGTAACCAGTAGTTGTTGTATTATATCCAAAAGTATCAGCCATGTATTTCACCGCCTATTATAACCTCGCTATCTTTGTCAAAAGATATTTTAAATGTGCTGTCGTTTATTGAGGTAATCTCGGGCATTCTATCCTTGTGTTACTTGTAGCAAATTGGTAGTTGAGGAGGGAACTGTTACCTGAGTAGCTTCTTTGGGAATATCTGATGTAAAGTCCACAAAAGCCAATGGAATGTCATTTGCGTCAGTTCCATCAACATATTTGTAAAGCAATACTCCTTGATAATCTCTCGTTGCGTCTCCGCTTAATCCCGAAAATACTATATTAGTAGATGTATCAAAATCACCTCTATCGTCAGTATCATTGGCGGTTACTGTTTCTGTGTCTAAAGCAACATCGTCATATCCCGTAGCGTCTCCCACATCTATTGTCGTATAGTCGGATAAATTATCTATTGCGTCTACTTCTGTATCACAAGTTGTGTTTGTCATACAAAGTCTTGCTCTAATATCGCTTGTGTTTAAATCTATTGTTCCGTTTATTAAGTTTGCTTTGGCACTATTGGGTATTAAACTTGCCATTTATTTCCACCGAAATTATTTATTTTTTTGAGGCATAACGCTTAATCTTCTGACAACATCTCTTTCTCTGCGCCCGTATCTCTCATCAATCTTTCTTCTGGCGTCTAACATATCTATTTTTAATCTATCTACATTTTGTTTGCCCTTGTCTCTGGCATACTCATAAGCGGGTTTTAAGTATAAGTAATCGTGGACTAATCCGTCTAATCCTGAAATCTTGGTTGTGTCGTCAGAGGCGAAGGCAAGCATTTCCCTGTCTATAAACACCTTTAATCCGCCCGTAGAGCTGTAAGAAGGTATCAGGTCAAGGAATATGCCATTACTTGTCTTATCGTAGCTTGTAGGCACTCCTGTGGAGTTAGCACCGTCTATCATTGTTTTAGGCGGGTTTCTTTGTATATCTACTGGTTTAAGTTCGTGAAATGTCCCGTCAGAGGCGTCTTTTGCCATTACTTTATAAACGCCTAAAATCAAATTACTTTGTTCGTCATAAGTGAAGTGATAATCCCTCTGGCTGGCTACTAAATCTGCTGTTATAAACGGGTCTTTGGTATGATTAAAATCATCAACGTTCCAACCCGCTGTTTTTAAGGCAAACAAAAACGCTTCATCTTGAGCAAGCGTTACATCTACCGCTTTTTGAGTAAGCGGATAACTTGTAGAATCGGTGCCACAACACCTGTCTATCTTAGAAAAAATCTGGGTGGCTGTCAGCATTCTTAAACCACCGAATTAACTTTTAATAACTTATATTCTTTTAGACGCTCTTCATAAGATATTCCTCTATAATTATAACTTGGCACTATGTTAGTCCAATAAATATCTTCTTTGCTTAGCTTTATCTCATCAATGTTTAAATCCATCATCATCGCTTTAATTTCTTTTAAACCCTTGAACCTTAATAGCCATAAATACTTTCTTGCCTTTTTTACTATGATTAATAGGGAACTGCCGTGCTCTCGGCTAATGTATAGATTAGCTAATCGTTTAATCTCTCCAATGGGGTTATTATCTTTGTTTAGTTCCCCTAAAATATCCTGTAAGCGGTAGCAGTAAGCCATATCATTCTGGATTATTACCGATATAGCGTCTTTTAATGTTTCATCTATCTTTAAGACCCTTCGTATTTCTCTAACTGGTTGCGACCAGCACTCTTCTTTTAAGAGAACGGGATTATAGGTAAAATAATGTTTTGTCCATTCAATCCATATCTTTCTGCCAAAATATAGTATCAACAATCCTATTATTCCTTTCCCGGCCATTAAACGGAATAACCTCTTATAAACCGTGATTACATCAACTGCCTCGTGAGGGGTATAAAATCTAACTGGGTATTTCTCGTCTTCCAAATATGACACTATTCCGTTTTTAGTAAATTCTATCCTCTCTATAATCGGATTGTAAACCTTTTTATCGCTTATATCAGAAGGAACTGGCGCTGGGGCTTCTCTTAACATTCTGCGGTATAACTCCTCGTTCTTTCTTGCGGTCAGGTTTGCCTTTATCGTTGAATAATACTCCGAGAATATCAAAAATGTTCTTTAACCTCCACCAATTCTTGAAAAAAAGGTATAAGTTTTTTTTCTTCAGCTCTCTTACGAGGGTGATGAAAAAGGCATAAAGTAATACCATTATTAATTTCATATCTTAATTCAGGATAATCTCGCCAAGGCAAAATATGGTGAACTATACAATGTCCAGAACAATCTTTGTTGTTTATTCTACAAGTATTATTATCTCTTTTTTTAACCTGCTTTACCCAGTTTTGATAAGCATAATCATTTCTTTCGTCTCTTCTTTTTAGTTTAGTTCTATCCTTTATCCAAGCTGGATGATTTTTTCCTTTTATACCTTTCCAAGTAAAAGGTTTACCTGAAAATGGTTTTCCTTTCTTTTTTTCACTTATCTTCTTTTTCGTTTCTTCTGAAAGTTTCCAACCGCCTTTTCTCTTTCCACTCTTCCATTCTTGTTTCACTCTTTCACTGCTCCTTTGTTTATATTCTTCTGTGTGTTTTGGCATTTTTTTGCCAATATGTGCCAATTTATTCTTTAAATTTGCTTCTTTCGTATGATGACTTCCTTTTTTCATATCATTTTATTAACTTAAGTGAAACTACACTTATTGTTTCCCCTACTGGTCTTATGGCAAAATCACACTGATAAAGCATTACTAAGAGCTTATGGATTTCATTAAACTCTTGGCAAACTTCGGCTTCTGTCCTATCTCGCTTTATATCCTCGTATTCAATGCTCTCAATGAGCTTTTTGAATTGTTCTAATGTGTTTTGCATTGTATTTTCTGTCGTATTTTCTATGACATTTTACACATAATCTTAACCAATTATTTCTGCTTCTTAAATATAAATGACCTATACTCGCCCAGTTAATTTTTTGTGCTTTTAATCCTGATTTACCACACATTTCACAAGTATCTGGTTTCCCATAATGTCTTGTAACCCATTTATGAGCCGCCCAATACTTTGGATGTTCTCCTGTCCAGTTCCAATTATTTTCACCTTTTTGCTTTATTCCTATACGATAACGAGTTTCTTCTGATAAATGTTTTCCCCAATTTGGATGGTTTTTACCTCTGTGTGCTAAACTATTTTTTAATTTAGCTTCTTTCGTCTGATGACTTCCTTTTTTCATTTTATTACCAATCCTTGTCCCCCGCCCAACCTTGTGAGTAAAGGCGGGAGACAAGAACCACAAGGTTAATTATAGTTCTTGTGTGTTACACAAGGCATAACACGATGTCAAGAAATTGTCAAGCTCGTCCACGTAGTGCTAACTGCTACCCAAACTCCTGGTGTTGTAGCGTTGGTGCTGATGTATATTGAACCAGCCGCCATAGTTGTTCCAGGCGTTCCTATTGCCGCTTTAATCGTAGTATCGTCATAGGCAGTTCCAGCAGTAATCCATACATTCCCGGGTAGTTTTACTATTGTGAATTGGGGGTCTAAAGAATTTGGTGTTGCCATTTTATTGTAATAGTATCCCCTTTCAGGGGGAATAAGATAACCTACCTCGCCAGTTTCGGTGGGATACAAGCTTAATAGGTTATCTTACCCCCCCCAAAAAGGAAGGAGTCCTATTAAGCTAGGGTTATCTTCACCAATAAATTAGCTTTCTGCGACCATACTTCTGCTCCAACAAGCCCCCAAGTTACTATTTCCTTACCAGTTTTTCCTGTAACCGACTTTTCCTCTACGTTCATTCCTCTCGGCGCGGCATAAGTAGCTGTTTTCTTAACTCCAAATAATCTACAACCATCCATTGTAATTGTCTGACTTCCTACATTAGTATCACTGTATGTGCCGCTTCTTACCACATAAATATCTACTCCCATCATATGGGTCAATAAACCGTTCTTCAACGCCAAATCAGCGAATGAATAACCGTTTGTTGCCTGTGATACGAGTAATCCTGTGGTATCAGTATTCTCTAACACCAAGAATAATCCTTTATATGAATCTGCGTATCCAGCCATCTTTGAAACAAGGTTGGATAAAATTGTAAGAACATTCGCTGCTGTCGTAAATCCTCCTGCTGGGGTTGTATAAGATTCTCCAGCATTGGTTCCGCAATAGTTTAAAACAAAACTATCAACTGCTGCGGCAAAGGAATACGCTTGTTCGTCTGCCCTATTGGCAAACATATCGTAGTTAAGAAGCGTTTGCTCAAAGTCATAGACGTGTTCTGCGACTTTACACTCTATGTTTACGGTTAGAGAATCATTGGTAGTTGTATAATCATCAACCGAATATGTCCCAGTTATATCCCCTATTTGGGCTGATGGCTGAGAACCATATGGATTTCTGATTAAATAACTATCAGTTCTGTCTACTTCAAAAATTGCCTCCGATACCAAGCTATTTCGTAGAATTCTTTGAAGGTTTGCCTTGTAGAATTTTACTCTGTAAGCATAAGTAGCAAGAGTATTAGTTCCAGTTGTTGCCATTGTTTAACCACCGATTAATGGTTAAACCCACCGCTATTCAACCATTTTCTTTGCTAATCTCTGTCTCTGGCGAACATCAGCTAATGTTTCAGCATCAGGCAATTTGCCTTCGTCCGCATCAGCTAAAATCTGTTCGTCAGTAGGTTTAGAAGCTCCATACCTTTTAGAAGTAACATTTGATGCTTCTGCGGTCTTCCTTAACTCTGCCCTTACTTTTAATAGAGATTTAACCTCTGGCATTTTAAGGGCTTCAGTTATGGTACAACCGTGAGAACGAGCATACAACTTAACCTCTTTGGTATCTTCATCAGGAACATTGGCTTTTACAAGAGAATAGAGTTCTTCGGTAGTTACTCCAGCCATACCGTCTTTTTCTATCGGCTGGGGTTTGGGTTGTTCTTTTTTGACCCATTTGCCGTCCTTTCCTCTTATAAGCCCTTTGGCTTTTTTAAGCTGCTCATAAAGTTCCTGATTCCTTTGTTTAAGAGCTTCTTTGTCAGCATCGCCCTCCTCGTCTATTGGTTCAACTTCAACGGGGTCTGCTGGCAATCCTACTTCTTCCTCCTCAACGTTTTCAGGCTCGTTGACTTCCTCATTTTTAGAGGTTGTGTCCTCAATTTCTTTTTCCATATATTTGGGCGGAAGAATTCCGCAATTTCAATTTGGTGAGTTTTATTCTCAATTATTTATTTGAAT